AAGAGGTTTTTTAAGAATCCCTGTTGAAGATCTACAAGTCTCTGTAGCTGATATATTGTAAGCTGATTTGCAGCGTCCATCATAATCAGGGCAGAAAGAGATTTGGCGACTTTTCTGATCTCTGATTCTACGTTCTTCGAGGACATCGTTTAAAATCTCCTTCTGTTCTTTCTTCTTAGTATTGCCAAGAAGAGCAACAATAGAATCTTCTGATGTGGGATCTCTTTTCCTAACCTTAAACTTCATAATCTTATATAATAGCTCAAACATTTGAGGGTAGCTTTTCACATTTATATCTTGACCAATGGCAGTTATTAACTTGTTATGTACGACTTCTTGCATCTCTGTGTATTTCTTCATTAACTCTTTTTGTCTAGCATGATCTATTCTCTTACCTGTTGTTTGTAGTTTCAAATATAACTTATGTTTCTTCATCATATAGTTGTAATAGTAAGAATGAAGAGGAACCTTAAATTTCTCTGCAAGTTCTAATAAATCAACCTCTTGAGCTTCGTCTACTTCAAATTCGACAGCGCAGTCTCTAGCATTATACTGAAGGAACTTATCAAATTTAATTTTACCAAGTTTAAATTCTTTTCCATCATCTTTGTAGTAAGGCTCTCTTGTCCATAACGAACTGACAACGCACAATCTTTTGTCAGGAAGTTCTGGAAAGATAACTCTAGTCTTAATGAGGGTATCGCTATAAACATTTGGAGTACTGAATCCGATAAGGCTAAGTTTGTATTCATCATACATGAAGTTGTGTCCAATAATCTTAAGTCTTCTGAGTTCTTTGTCAATCATCCTCCAACATTCATCAAGCTCACTATCACCCATATCACATAGCTTGTTAGAACCAATGCTACGAAGAAGAGGAACACTGATAGCGTGATGTTTACTGAAAGCGAAGCCAACACAGACAGGAACGCAATTAATAGATTCAATATCAACAGCCGCTCTGTCAAATTTCTCATATTCACGGAAGAACCTATGTAAATCGAGACTGTTGCGTGCTATTGATAAGGTTCGTTCAGGAAGGATTAAAGTCTTAGTTAATGACTCCTCAACGGCTCGGATAATATCAGCTTCTATAAGTTTGAGATATGTCCAGCTCAATCCTCCACGGCTATCATCACTATCTGAGCTTCCGTGAGAGAACAGAGCGGCTGGATGTATTGTTGGAACTACCTTAGTTTGTCCATCTCTTGCAGTAAGAATACTACCGCGATAATTAAGAATACCAGAAACATCACAAACTGCTTGTAATGCAAGGTCGCCCACAGCGAGTATACAATTGGGATGTAATTTATTAATCTCATTGTCCCACAACTCTTGCATTGATTGCCCAATGTCAACTCCTATTAGATGAAGTTTCTTGAGATCGTTGAGGGGAGGACGATACTTGATAACATTTGTTATGTAGGTATTTGAACGTCTTATTCCAGCTTTAAATAAGCAATCATCAAGTATTTTGCCAGTAGGACCAACAAATGGAATACCCTGCTCATCTTCATAACGTCCTGGAGCTTCTCCTACGATAAGGAGATTGGGGGAGACAGAACCGACGCCGCTAACGTAGTTGGGCATTAGATGTTAATTATGCTCGGCAGAGTTTCATTTGTATAATAATTTTTCTTAAAATTAAACTCATGGAGAAATACAAACTGATAATATTTTCTATTAAATTTAAACCATATAATAGTACCATAGTGACGAAATTCACACCATTTCCAGATCAACATCATTCTATCTCAGTTAAATCTTGTTCTCTCTTCTTTCCTTTAATGAATTCAATAGCTTCATAGGCATAAGTAAAATTCTCTATCTGCTTCTCATGAGTCTTACACCATCTAGCAATCAATAAATCTTCAGATATCGGTCCGATAGAACGCCTAAGAGCCTTAGCAGTTTTCTCTAATGTCCAATCATCAGTTGAAATAAGTCTAGAACGATGAAATTTGTATGTTTCCTTTGCTCTCGCGAGCCACTTCGGTTGCTCGTTCATTAAGTCTCCAAAAAAGAGTTGGGAGTTAGCACCCTTTAGCACTATCTATAGGGGGCTTTATTCGAGAATTGCTCGTAACAATTCCTTATCTCCGCCCATCCCAACGTAAGACTACTCTACAACACTCCTAGGGTCATTAAACACAACAGCTTTAATAGCCCACATAGCGGCTGTTTCTAACTCTGTTATAGCTACTGAACGTTGACGCGATTCAGCACAATTACGCTCAATACATGCCTTAACTAAAGAGAAAGCAGTTCTTAGTTGAGTTATCTTGTATAAACCATCAGCAGAAGGCTTGTGATATGCAAAAGGCTTATCTATGAATGGAGCTTTTTCTTGCTCTTGATTATGCTTGTCCATTAGCTCATAGGCTTGAAATCGGCAACGTCATTAAATTCGTTACCCTTATTACTCTTACCGCGCTTAACATAAATCATCATCTTATGTCCAACAGTCTGCTCGAATAACTGAGTAGAAAGCTCATATCCCTTAACAGGATCATATGGCAATCCGAGAGTCTTCCAAAGAGACTTACCAAATCCTAAAGCCTTCTCATTGAATAACTTCTGACAAATAACTCCCTTACCTGGGCCGTCAATAATTTTGAAATAGAACATACAGTTTGTCGATTGGTCCGTGTCTGCTGCCTTCTCCTTATATTCAACAATCTCAGCAGGATGCCAAGTTGTGTCTACAAGGTCGCCGCGCTTAAGGTCGTCTGGTGTGAGGATTGCTCTCATTGTTTTTTGCTCCTACGTTTTCCACTTTGTTGTTGGTTGGGCGAACGGATTGGCTATTTGATTCTTTAATTCCTCTTCAGTTAGCTCCTTCTTAGGCTCAATACCCCTGCTTTTATCAAGAATATCTTTCCATACTGTGTAGAATAATTTATCTGTGATATCAAATTCCTTTACAAAATCTCCTAATAATGGCGACTTAGCATATTCATCACCAATAGCTTCAGTATTTACTATATATTTTTTAGAACTCTTTCCCCCAGAGTAATCTTGTTGCTGAGAGAAATGATAAATCTCTGTGAACGAACCTGGAACCATGCTCGCAACCTTAGTTCCATATGAGACTATTGGATTAGTTCTAACAACTTTCATACTACTCCCACTTCCGGACAAAGACACGGAAGCTAACGGGTGAGCAGTCCAAATGACATGACAAGGAAGTCTTTTAGAAATGTCTATACACTGACTAACAATACTCGTCTCGACTTTGTATTCATCCCAGTCTGGTAGAACGTCTTTGATCTTTTTCTTCAGCTTAGGGTCTTTACCAAAATTCATAGACCAGTTAACGGCACCGGCAGTCATAAATGTGATACTATCGTTAATAATTGCAAAATATCTACAATCTTGAGTAAAATCAATGAGCTTATTAAGATACATATTAGCATTATCACTCCCATAGACATCATATTCAATATTGTCAAGAATCTTTTTCGCAAGGCTCCCAAATCTCTTCTCCGTAAAGAATGTTGTTAATTCTACTGGTTTAGATTTATCCCAATATGCAAGATAAACTGGTCCTTCTACGGCGAAGCTAGCGGCAGCAAGAGTTTTACCAAATCCAGGAGAAGATTTAAAAAGAAAAGATATATTGTTGTCAGGTGTGATTTGTGAGGCTTTCACGCTTCGCGTGCCTTCTCTAAAGCTTCTTTCAATTCTTTATATGTTACTATGCTTCTAGCCATTCCTGAATCTACTTTAGCTATAAATTTCTCCGCTGCTTTAATGAATAGAACTAAAGCTAACTCTTCATTCTTATTCATATTTCTTCCTCTCCTTGTTTGTTTGCTTGCTGGATTGTTTGACTGAGACGATCAGCTAGAGAAAGATCTATTCTTACTTCTGATATGGCAGTATTAGGAATAATCTCCTCAAGCGTAGCTTGAATCTTCTTAGATTTATGACACGCATCACAATGAGGCTTTGCTAATCTAAGACTATATTCAGTCATAATGAAAGACTCTCCACAACGCCAACACAAGCTACGCTTGCCAAGAGCTAAAGCTGTAGATATCTTTTGTGAGCAGTCTGGAAGAGCACAAAAGAAAATTTGATTGCCACTCTTATACGTAAGTCTCTTATATTTGTGAGTATGTTGTGTTTTTGTCATCTCTCTTCTTCAATTTGAGATAGCGGAGTCTCTCTATCCATTCTAGAGCATTATCAAATGTCAGTCTTGCACCAGCATCATATGCATTTAATAGACTTGCATAATGTGACTGTAATTTAACAGACTCTTGTAGGGCTTCATAAACTTCATCAAGTTCTATCATTCTTCTACACTCCTTCTACACTATGGTGGGCCATCTCAGACTTGAACTGAGAACCACTATATTATGAGTATAGGGCTCTAACCTTTGAGCTAATGGCCCGAATGGTGCCGGCAAAGAGATTCGAACTCTTATGATGTTTCCATCTACAGATTTTAAGTCTGTTGTGTCTGCCATTTCACCATGCCGGCTCAGAGTTTATTAATTGTTTCGCTTATTTTAAGACGTTGGTTATTATTGATGCACACAACAAAATCATATTCTAAAGAAAGATACTTATCCAAATCTCTGCCCTCTCCATATCCTAAATAAAGGATTGAACCATTTGGAAAGTGGATTTCATTAGTAGTAATTTTTATTGTTGCATTTACTGATTTCAATTCTTGATTATAGTGATGGAGCCACTGATGTAAATCTGAATAAGTACTAAATATTTTTAATCCTACTTTTGGTTTTGCCATGAAGCCGATCAGCATTTTTTTCTCCTAAAAAGAGGCGAGAGTCTCATTCTGAGTTGCGGTCACTAGGACGCAGAACGTCTAGAAATGAGACTCTCTATTCTCTGCTACACAGCACTACTGCTCACTTACATCACTTTCATGTATACAGAGCGGCTGTAACAGAGAGGTTTCAAATTCATTTATATTAGTCATTATTGAGCTTGGCAGTTACGTCCCAAGGCTCGGAATCAATATATTCATTCTCTAACTTATTATCCTTAGCATCTTGTCCTGAACTGTCACAAATAGAGTAATACTCGCATAAACGATTAAATTTGTTGCAGGACGTAGGCTTTTCTACCCATTCTCCTGTAGCAACTGCTGTTAAATATTCATTCATCAGCATAGCTGTTAAATTCTTCTTCCAATCTGCTATATAGATTGGGTCGTATGACAATGGTAGACGTTTAAATCTTTCTTCAGCCGTTTTCGTCTTCTGTAATCCGATACGATTGATAACAATATAGTTAGACTCTACTGCTGCACAATAGTTAATAAACTGATTAGACTTTCGGAGTAACATAGATTCTCGACTGAATGTCTTATGATCTATTGGAAGTTTCTCATAAGATGCGTTACGACCAATTCCTTTGAAGTTCACTAGCAAGTCGATTTTACCGGAGATTATGATTCGCACACTGTCATCAGAGAACAACTCGTATGCGAATGGAGTCTCAACAGCTAAAATCTCTAAAGAGTTTTCGTCTTCTGCTCGCCAGTAATCACAAGATTGTTCTATCGCTTTGAGAATAGTTTCAACTTCTTCAGGTTCTGAGTTTGAATTTGAAGGGTCAGCAGATAGCTCTCTGATCTTCATTAATGTAGCTTGCATTCTATCATCGTAATGAGCCTGTTCACCGAGAAGACGATAATAAACTTCTAATCCTCCATGTGCTAGAGAACCTAAATCTAATGCTTTAGCTTTATGCATAAGAGGAAGAGTTTTATTAAAATTATGTCTGAAATTGTATCGAGCTGGACACGTCTCGAAAAGATCAATTTTGCTAGCATCAAGAATTATATTCACCTTTGGTGAGAGGATGTCAGTCATAGTGTTTGATCTTTCATCACGCTAATAGGTCCAATATATATCTCATCATCTGCTGATTCTCGCTCGATTAAAATGCGAAAGACAACTGGATTCTCAGCCCATTGACGATATATTTCTCGACACCATCCGGACTCTGCATTAAATCTCCATACAGTAGCAATAAATTTTTTCTCTCCTATATCAGTCATGATAATTCTCGTTGATTAATCCTAGTTCTTTCACATACTCCGTTAGAGCGATATACACTTGCGGCTCCAAATAAACTACATTAGTTACCTTTTCTCCATTCTCAGCAGTTAACACTAACTGATATCCATCAAAATCTACGTATAATCCATCACCAAGGTATGTTTTTTCCATTATCTTGTCCTCTTAAATGAGAATCTGTTCATTTCATCTTTGTTATCTGGCTCGTAATCTTCTCCTCGCGCTTTCGCGCGGTCAGATTTGGATTCTCCATTAGAATCTCTAGTCCCTTTACACTCTGGGAACTTCTTACATCCCCAAAATACTCCATACTTTCCGGTACGAGATACCATCTCACCATTACAATCAGGACAAAGAGTTTTGTCGTATTGGAAACTCATTTTATTGTGCTCCTCATTATTACTGCAATAGCTTCTAATTCATCAGCAGTGAATTCTCCATCTAATGAACTAACAGAACTTCCAGACCAATAATTTACAAATTGTTTACATTTATCTTGTGGCCATGTAAGATGGCCATCTCTATAATACTCAGACATCAAGCTGATAGCTTCATCTAGAGTCATTCTAGCCAATTCTTTCTAAGTTGGGTTAATAATTCAATTATTCCATCCAACATATCTTTATCTACAGATAATGGCTGGTGGAAACTATAATCATGACCAGTTAAAGAGCAGATGAAAATCTCTAATTTCTTTTTGTCTGAACTAATTTTAAGCTCAATTATATCTCTTGTGTTCATAAACTCCAAGCCTTTCTACCCTTCGTTACGAGTATTTCAGCTAGTTCTTTCATGAGCGACTGTTGGTTCCATTCAATGGTTTTGTTATCTAACGTAGCGGCTACAATAGCTCTTTTTTGTTCGACTAATTGTGTAAAATAATCATCTATCGTTCCCGACGCAAGCATATACGTTATTGAGACGTTGTTTAGCTGACCAAATCTATGAAAACGTCCTTCAACTTGTTCCTCATTAGCGGGATTCCATTGCCGTTCTAAGATAACGGCATCGGAACAGAACTGCAAATTAAGACCTTCTCCAGCCGCTAGCGTAGATGCAATCATTAGCTTGCGGCTATGGTTGTTCTTAAACTCTTCTACTAATCTTGCTCTAGCATTGCTATCTAGTCCAGAATGAAGAGTGCAAACGGCGCCGAAATCACCCTCTTTACACCATTGATTTAATTGAGCCTCTAACATACTCATTACATCTTGATGATGCGTAAAGATTACAATCTTACGGTCTGTAGAAAGGAGAAACTCAGTTACAAAGTCTATGCAATTTTCTACTTTAGATATTCCAGTAATATGTCTTAGCTTGCTCATTATGGCAATCGTGTTAGTAGCTTTTTCAAATTCGCTGCCGTCACTGTAAAGCATATCATCTAATTCTTGCATAGCGGCTGCGTATGCTTTATTGAGTTTTCTATCAAGTTCAACGTGATGAAATTTTCTTTCGAGGCTTGGAAGGTCTTTTAGAACTTCAGACTTCGTCCGTCTAATGATTATGTCTTTTGTATCTTCGTGGAATCTTTCTACGTCTTTTAACCCACCAACTTTATTTCCCCAGCCGTTACTGTAGAAGTCACAGTAATTATCTAGGAACTTCTGATAATGTGGAAACAATGTCGGCTTCGTCAGATTAAGAACAGTGAAATATTCGCCGGCGTTGTTCTTAATTGGAGTTCCAGACATCGAAATAATGTGAGGAGTCTGTTTTGCAATTCGCTGAACAGCTTTAGCCCTATCAGATAGATGATTCTTGACTCGTTGACACTCATCTATGATGATAGTTTTAACATGCCCATCTGGTAACATGCTAAACATATCTTGATTCTTTAACATATCATATGTGATTACATAAATCTGAAATCCTGGCATAGCTCTTTCTTTGCCAGATTGAATTACCTGGACTAAAAATTCTTTTCCGTTGCCACAGATGCGATGTATTTCAAACATCCATTGCAATTTAACTGTGGAAGGACAAACGATTACAGCAGGCAATAACTTTTCAGGATGTAGACGTAGAAGAGATAAGGCTTCTATTGTTTTACCTAAACCCTGTTCGTCGGCGATAATACAACGAACATTAGACTCTTCTGCGAAGCAAACGGCATCGATTTGATATGGTCTAGGCTTGCAACCGTCAGCAAATACAATACTTTCATAAGCATCTTTACTTGCTGAGAGAGTCTCTTCGTGCAGAATATGTCCGCAAGCTAGCTTAATGATTAGAGTCTTACCAATTTTCAGACGTGACTGTTCTACTGCAATCTTTTTACAGGTAGAACATTCTTGACGTATGATTGATGTTAGAGACATTGTGTTTTCTATTGTTTAGCGAATGGATTAAAGATTGGTTTAGCTTCGCTAGTTTTGTTTTCTGTCTGTTTAAGTTCTTCGGCTGATTTTAAAATCACAAATCTGTCGCTCTGACTAAATGGAGAATGTGTTTCTTTCCCCATCATTATATCCTTAGACTTTTTATCCTTTAATTGTCCTAGTATATTTCCGGCTGACATCAGCTTAGCGGCATCAGTGCTGGAAATTCCGAGTTTCTCAAGACCGGCTTGAATCTTTTCTGCTTTTGTTAATCTTACTTGTCGTTCTTTAATCTTATTGATGGCGCCCATTGTAGTATCATCTACATTCAGACTTCTTTCAAAGCCTTTAGGCTTGCTATTAGAATCCCGCTTAATCTTCTCTTCATGAGCATCAGCAGCGGATAATCTCGCGCGTGCTTCAAATGCTATTTTAGATAATTCTTCTCGGTGCGCTCGCAATGTTAGTAAATCCATATCCTTTACTAACTTTGTTTCATGATAGAAAAGCTGAGCAAATAGCTTTTCTTGTGGAGTCATATTCTGATTGGATTCAATACTATTTATTACTTCTTCTTCAGTCATATCTTTGTAATCTTTCATTTTGCTCACTCCGCTCGCAATAAGATGGTAAATACGAATATCTCGTATATAATATTTATCAGGATTATATACGAGAATATCTTCCGCGTAGCGGCAGTATTCACACCATCCATTTAATTCTCCCAATTCGTTTTGACATCGCGGGCAATTCCAAATCATTTTTCATTAAAGTCTTGTCAAAAAATTGTTTCACATTCATATCTCTCAGCAAGATTTTTTACAATTAGATTAAAAAGTTTAATCCAATCTAAAAACTCTTTCGGCCCTTTCGCATCTGTCTCTCTAACTGTAAATAACCTATCAATTTTTGCATACTCACTGCGCCGACCAATCTTATGAATTGCTACTCTGCCATATTGTTTAATTACACCGGAGATACAGTAGTTGTTGTTGTAGTTGTAGTTGTTGTAGTAGTAGTTGCAGTAGTTGTAGTAGTTGTTGTAGTTGTAGTTGTTGTAGTAGTAGTTGCAGTAGTTGTAGTAGTTGTTGTAGTTGTTGTAGTAGTTGTATGCGTAAATTCCAGAATTGCTATTTTTTACTTTATGCGGTCCTTCAATTACTTTATTCCAATTATAATCCTGATTCTCACTAATTAAAATGGTTGGATTTTTAATAATTAATCTCCAGTTGCGATATCCTATTAATGGATTAGATTCTAAGATATTATCAAATCTCTCAAAGTCTGGTAAACACATTTTAATCTCCTATGCTCTGTTAATCATTGTGACCGTCTCCGTCTCCGTGAATGTTTAAGAACTTAATTGAGTCTATAAACTTTTCAGCTTATAGACTCTCAAAACTCTTACTCCTTCAATGATTCTGGCGGGAGACTCGCAGCTTCACTAACGGAAACAAACTTGATTGTTCGAGTTGCTTTTAGAAGAGTCGCAAGTTTAAAAACCAAACTTGCGGGAATCTCAACCTCATCATACTCTACTTCGTCAGAACCTTTGACGGCTTGACCGGCAGATGAGATGAGAACGCGACCGTTCTCTTGAATCTTCGCGTGAATGCCATAATGCTCAATCGTCAACGGCTGATGAACATATCTCTTAACCTTTCCTTCGTTGTTCTCGTCGGATAGTGCGGGACTGTTACGGAATGCCATTGTTCTATCTCCCTGTTTATGAGTTTAGCAGTATGCTAATACTCTGTGAACGCTTTGTGACCGTCTCCGTTTATGTAAAGTTGCTAAGTAGAATTTTAAGCATAGCTTTGATTATTAACTCTCTACTTGGTTCCTCCTCCTCAGCATGTCTTAATTCATCTACTAGCTTGACTTGCATGATACCATTTGCTGCTATGGTATGTGCTAAGCTATAGCAGGCATGTTTTGAATCAAAATAGTCTGCATATGTCATACTAATCTCTCCTATAACAACGTGTTGATGGTTTACTCGGCGAAGCCGAATCGAAGCATACGAAATAATGAAAGTGATTTACAGCATACTTGATACTGTAATACCAACAGGGATAGCTAATCACTCGCTTGCATAGACAGCAGCGAATCTCGAAAGGGTTTAGGATTGATAGCACGGCAGGCTGACTGAGAATAAGAGCAAACTTCCCACTTACGTTTGTTTGTATACGTGCGGCGCCAGATGATAAATTCAATACATGATTAAGGTTTCCACCAATGATAGCATTAATCTTTGTAGACGTATCACCGGATAGTGCTATGTTTTTAAGCATTTCCAGTCTTAGTTTGTCGTTAATCATTGTCTATTCCGGTGCATCGTGGGTTAGTCTGGTCGGTTCCGGCAAGTTCTGGCGAGGGGCTGAGCGTCTGTAAGTCGTTGCGCGTGCAGGGTTTAGGGTCGGTTCGCCTCATGGTATACTCTGTCTAGGTGAGAGTATAGCACACCTTACCGTCGCTGTCAAGTGTCCTATATTGTGGACAGTGGGGGTTTTTCTATTTCTCTCTTATATATATATATATACTATATATAATAATATATATATATATAAAAAGAATAGATAGTAAAACAGGGGGAATAAGACCGACCCCTACTCGCCTAGACCCTCCCCCTCGGAACTGCCCGAAAACTGCCTAAGCGTCTGCAAACGCAAGGCGTTACCTCTCGCTTCGACCCTTCCGAAACGTGCGCGTAGCGAACCGTGGCGAGCTAAAACAGCCCAAATCCTGCCACGTTCTACCAGAGCCTGTTCGCGTTGAATCATCATCAGCAGATTTAGTGCTTGACATTCTAACCATCCTATGTTACACTTCTCAAGTCGGGAATAACCCCGACACTGTTAGAAGGCAGGACAAAATGACTACCGCCGCCGAAACGACAACTGAAGCCAAGGACGCCGCAATCAAGGCGCGCAACGCCGACATGGACGCGAGAGAAAAGGTTCTCAATGCGGGCAAGACAGGTCAAGGTCTGCGCTCATTCCTGGGAATGACTCGCGGTCGCAATCCGCAAGAAATTCAGTATGAGAATTGGGATGATTCTCAGCCTGATACACTGCCAAAGACTCTGAGTGAGTTCATGGACCTGCGAAAGGGTTCTCCGGAAGCTGTAGACGAAGCTGGCATTGTTCGCCGTCTCGTTCTCGGTGATAACGATGTTCTCTATTCTGAGGCTTCTGACCCTGTAGCGGAATTCGTTGATGCAAGCTGGACACCTGAAATGCAGAAGCAATTCCGTTTGGTTGTTCGGAACTACTCGAACGCGACCGGAGTTTCCATCGAAGATTCGGTCGCTCTCATCAAGCCGGGTATCGTCGCGAGTCAGAAGGGGAAGTAAGTTTTCTGAGAGCGTATGAGCAAAACGAGTGTTCATACGCTCAATTGAGCACTTACGCTCAGATAGTGAAAGGGTATTTATATGGCTAATCAAAGTGGTAAGAAAAACGCGAAGGTCACTGGCCGTCACAAGGCTAAAATCAATCGTTACTACTCGAACACTTTCAAACCGCGTAAAATTTTGCATTGCTTGAAACGCAATGGACGGAAGGCGACGCGAGAATGGGCAGACTCTCACGATTGTATCTCAGTCTATCGCAGACTCGCAAACGATAACAGCTAGATGAACGCAAGAATAGCCCCAAGGTCATATAGGCTTTGGGGCTATTCGTTTGTCTATTCGCCGTAGTAATCGAGAGCAACAGTCTTTAGATTGATTCTAGACGCCTTGTGTTGACTTGCTCGACTGGTGCCGAAAGCAACAAAGACTGGAGTAGCAGTCGGGTAAGAGTCATCGGACTTTACTGGAATACCGATGATTGAATACCTCGCCGGAATAGTGCCACAGTGTTGACAATGCAATCGGCTTGCGTGATTCAGGCTTAGACAGATAGTGCATTCATACATTGTTAGCCTCTCTTCTCTAGATAGCTGAGCAACCAATCGCATACATAAATGAGCATTCGACCATAGGCGCGTATCATCATACGTTATTCTCCGTGTTCGCATTCGCATTGATGCGCCGTTTGATGCTCAATTGGCTTTCGGTTCATGGCAGTTAGCTTGTGACCGAGCATCATGCAGAGTGAACAGAGTAGCTTAGGACCGTGAATTGTCAAATACTCAAACCTTGTTGTATTTTGGCATCACATATCATTACTCCTTGAATATGGGGTTTTACGTCCGACTCGCTCGCTCCATGTTCTGTGTGTTGTTCTAGTCTACTCCTATTTGAATACAATATGTATTTATAGATAGATTCTCACTTTACCATCATAGCATTGGCATACTTTATGCTGCACGCCGTTTCTTGATAACCAAACTCCCGTTAAGTCCCCATATGTAGTGAACCAGAAACGGCAAAACTCATGCCGCAATGAAGCTAGAAACAATACACGCTCCGGCGTTAGATTGATTACATGACCTTGAAACTTCATACATAAACCTTTCATTGAATACGATATGTATTCATAGCTATAGTATAGACTTTAGCCGCTAGCATGTCAATATACATAATATAGTGACGCTCTGCCGCTCTTAGACTACATCTTGTACACAACATATAGTGACCATACCCCATAGGCCCACCATATATTGTGGATGTTAATGGTCTTACAGTCCGGACTATTCATCTATCTCCAAAGTGATTATCGCTAATGAAAGAATATATAGAAAAAAATAAAAAATAAAATAGAATCAATATCATTCGAAACTTTCGATACTCGAACTATTTGTATCAACAGAATTGCTAACAAAAAGCCCTTGACAAGCGAGGCGATTAGGCGCATACTAGAGCATCCGCCGAGGTTTAAGAAATGAAAGAAAATAATTCCAGCTACGCTGAAGATAGTATTAATGAAGACAATCAAGTAAAGATGTCATATAAACCATACACATTCTCTAAAAATGATAAGCTAGAAAGAATTAGAGATTTAGTAATTCAAATGTCCCATCTGCCACTAACAGAAAGAGAACAGAATGATAGTCAACGATAAAGACGCCGCTAAGCGGTTAGAAAGTCCTATGAATCTTATTAACAAGCTGAGGTCTGCTAGCGGCAATGGTAGAAATAGTGCTATGCAATTATTTGGGATTGGAATAAAAAAAGAGTCTGCTATTATAGAAATGGATCATATTAGTAAAGAGGTAGCAATAGAATCTGCCTTCAATCCTTTTCAAGATGAATCTTCTCAGCCGCTAGCGCTCATTCCTTCTCCCACAGAACCAGTCTTAGATGATATCCTTGGAAATCATGAGTCTCAGATTAAACTTGGTTTAGCTCATGATAAAGCTCTAGATCTTCTTAACCGTTCAGTAGAAGCATTAGTAGCTAAGCTAGATGATGTTAAGGCTGATAAACTTCCTGCTGTCATTTCAGCCGCTAGTAAGACTGTAGAATCTATTCGCCGAGAACGTAGTGAACAATCTAAGAATAATAAAGATCAGGAAGTCCATTTTCATTTCTATACTCCTGTACAGAAGAAAGTCTCTGACTACGAAATGATTGACGTAGCATAGGAGAAGAATGGATTCAGGATTTCTCTTAACGGCAGGTGGAACAGCAGTCCTCTCATCTGTTATTATACAGTGGATGAAGAAGTCAGAGTTAGCAATCTTTGGCTTCCTCGGAACTGATAAGAATAAGCAGAGAGTTAATCTTTACTTCAGCATCTTCGTTGCATTTGTAACCTCAATTGGAATTGGTTTCAAGTATGATGGAGCCGTTGGGGTATTAGTTATTTCTGGATTAACGGCTGCCGGAATTCAACACGGTCTATGGCACTGGTTTACTCAGTGGATTGGTCAACATATCTCTTACAAAGCTATTATAGTCCCACAAGAATTACAAGCTGCTAACATAGACGTATTGAATCAGCTTCTTGATCAGTTAAAAAGTCAGCCACGCGTCATTCAAGTTCAACCAGTTGCAGGAGTCAAATGAGTTTAGTCCTCCTCGTGTTTGCTTTTTGTTTGTTCGTTCTTGCTACTACATTATTTGTTCCTGAACCAAATAGAACTAGAGTTATTTCAGCTGGATTAGCCTGCTGGGTTGCGGCTAGTCTATTCAGTCAGTGGGTGAAATAGTGAAGAGATTTGTTCTTCTCATATGTTTGCTGTCAACCGCTTGCGCAGCAAAGATGCCGGCGACTTATAATCCACAGACTAAGACTCTATATGTTCTTACTGATGTAGTTAACTCTATTGGAACTCTTCAGATGGCTGCTGAGAATGCTGAAGCACAGAAGATTCTCACTCTTCCAACTGCTCGTAGGATTGTTCAATTCTGTGTTTCAGCTAATACTACAATCGGTCAGGCTCCTAGTGGTTGGTATTCAGTTGTTAACGTAGCATATCAGCAAATGAAACTGTCATTAACTCCAGATGAAATGGCTAAGTTCTCTGGAGCTTTATCAGTATTTGAAGTTGTTCTCTACTCATTCTCAGGTTCGAATGGAACTGTAACACAATGACTCCATTAGTCTCATTTCTTCTTCAGCAGATTGGTGTTCCAGTAGTTACTATGATTATTAAAGAATGGCAAACTGCTCATAATAATACCTGGCCAACTCCAGAACAAGTTGCACAGACATTCATTGATGATGTAGCTAAATATACGTCACAAGGTAATGCTTGGCTGTTAGCTAATCCTCTTCCTGTAGTGATTAAATAATGGCCGCAAAAGCAATAGTTGTATTAGGTCCTTCAGGTCTTCCTCTAGCTAATTGTGTTGGAAGATTAAATGGAGCAGATTCTCCACTAACAAATAGTGATGGCTATGCTTTATTTGGCCAATCATTTATGGCTGGTCCTACTTATTTAGTTGTCTTTGCTAACGGCTTCAAGACTTATATCCAACCTGTATCACTAAATGATCAGAATCAGAATCTGTTAGTTGGTGGTAACTCTACTGACCCAGAGAATATTAATCTTCCTCCACTATCTTTTAACAAGCCTTCACGTGACAGCATCATAAACGTGCAGGCAAATTTCTGTAATCTCTTTGATGCAGATGGTTGGCCAATCTTTGAAGATTTCATTGATTGGCTTATTTTAAATAATCCTACTAAGGCTGAAGATTGGGTTACGCGTTTAAAGGCAGCCGGTAGCACTCACATAACATTAGGTCTTAGCGGCGACTATAATGGAAATCTTGGTTGGATTGATAGATATCCAGTTCCTTCTATTGATTGGTCGGCAGATATTGGAAAGTTCTCAGTAATACTAGATTGGGTTATTGCTCATGATCTTATTCCATTCATGAAACTAAATCTAGATGGATTTGATTTTGATCCTACCGGAAACGGAGTCGGATATAATTGGGGAATTAAGAATCTTCCGACTGAGCTGCCAAAGTTAGAAAAGTATTTTAAATCTTGTTTATGGTCAACTGGTTGGGATGGCTGTTTCCCTGGATGGTCTGTAGCTCAATTATTACAGATGCTTAGATTACTTAGAAACATCTTAGGACCAGATGCTTGTATAGATACTGAATTTGGTAATGGTTATTCTCATATGGGTAGCGCTTCAGGTGATTGGGCTCCAGATAAATTAGGTATCTTAGATAATTTTTCATTAGAGATAATGACTTATCCTCCTCCCATTATAGGAGTACAACAATTAGCTTCTCGATTACTAGGTCCAAATGCTAAAAATATTGATCAACCTAATGTTGGGCCATATTATTTAAAAGGATTAGATAAGAAAACTAATATTTGTTATTTTGAGGACATTGGATATCAATGTATTCGTAAACAGGCAACATCCCAAGATGCTATATTAGCAGCAAATTACGGTGCTAATTATGGCTTCACAAGTTTTGGAAACGGACAACCTTCTTTATGACAACTCCAGTAGCCGCAATGAGCGGAGTTCCTGTT